TCTTCAACCCGCTCATGCACCTGAGCCGTGCCTACGTAGGCCTCTTCCGTCGTGGTACCGGTTTGCCCCAAGATTCTGCGACTAATCTGCATATCACCACGTTGCAACAACGGGTTAAAGGCATTGCTGCCGGAGCTGGCCATTTCCTTTCCGATTTCTATTTTTTCATCACCTTGCAGCACACCGAAATGATTACTGCTAAACATCGACAACATGTCAAACAGCTCATCACGTCGCTTCACGTCCAGGCGGCTAGTAGTAGCGAATATAGGCGGTATGCCATATTTTTCCACGTAACTTAACCAACTGCCTAATCCTAACTTCTTAGCCAGGATAATAATCGCCAATTCGTTGAGCATACCCAACGACCAATCGTTGCCAAACTGCACAAAGTAATTAGCCAAAGCCCCTTCTTTATAGGATAAGCCCGTAGTGTCACCGTCTCTGTTTAAGATGATACCTTTAGGTGCCACGAAGTTACATTGCGGGTACTCTTCAATCTCTTTCAGCTCCATGTTATCCGGTCGAAGCTCACTCATGCGCACAAGCGTTGGACCTTGCAGCAAGCACTTGATATATAGCTTTTTCAAGTCTTGCATCCAAGGACGTTCAAGCAGCAAGGTAGCGGCTTCATCTTCCTTTCCGTTTTTATCCACGATGATGCAGCTTGCTTGCTGCAAGGCTAATGCACGGTTATCGAATGTCGTTTGCAGGTGGTCATCCAAATAAAGAGACTCATACACACGGTACAAAGCGCTACGACTGGGGTTGTCAGGATCGGTGGCACCTGCCACACCCATTATCCAGTCTTTAATCTCTTTCTCACGGTAAGAAATGGCTTGCCGCTCATAGCCTCCATCTGTGGCACTTCGTTGATAATACTCATTAAAGATGGTGTTATTTGCCACACTTTTTACGATGTTTTGCTCTACCTCTTTTGATAAGCCGCCGTTGCGTGTTGCTAATTTCAACAAGTTGTTGATTAGCTTATGTTGCCAGTTGATTTTAGACATAGTTTTCAGTTTTTTTAGAGTTGCCCCACATTAATTTCTCTGTTCCGTCTTCGTTGGTCACAATTGGTAAGTCTATCAATGTCATCTTACCATCTGCTACACGTTGCAGCAAGCTGTAAGCCTGATCTTCGAGGTCGGAATAATCGGCAGGCACTTTGCGCGCTGCATTCCTGCGCACGGCGGCATAGGTCACCAGCTTGGCGATAATCTCAACCAACAACGGGTTACGCATAACTGTCTCGCCATCGAATATTTCATCAATTTTATACAGGCCGAACAGGTAGGCTTTAACCTTGCCAATGGCATTAGCTTCTAGCTCATCAAGCATTTCGGTTTGGCCTTGTATGCTTGACGTTAACATATCATCTCTTATGATATTCTTGAGGTCGGTGTCATTAATGTATATCATAGTTACCAAGTATATTTACGTTTCATTTTTCCAAGTGAATAGGGTAAAGAGTTTTTGTTGTCTTTAGTGTCTTCGGGGCTGTCGGTGTACATCTCCAGCTTAACAATTGCTTGCTGATCTGCGTCAGGTGAATCATCGTGTTCGGTCATACCAGGCTCAACCGCTAGCAATTGATTTTTACCTACATGATAGTCGGGGCTAGCCTTTAACAGCTCGTTTACCCATATACGGCCGTTCTGATAGTACGGGTGCATAGATAGCATGCGGAACAGTTTATTTTGCCCGCCATTCTTGATGCTCATCAAGTTAAGCGATACGCCATATTCCGATTCAGTTTCGCTGATTACCCGCTGAACCTCATCATTCCAAAATTGGCTTTCGTATTGCCAAAAAATGACAAGTCCCATCTGCTGAAACTCAATCTGCTTCACGCACATCCATTCAACGGCCAACTTCATTTTACTTTGCTTCACGAAACAATCAATCAGCCAAAAGTCTTTTTTGTGCCGTCCCCAAATCTTAACCGCATTATAGTCGCTTGTGCTATTACCTGCGTAGGCGATATCCCAATGAGAGACAATTGCATTCATTAAGTTAAGCTCGGGAAGAGGACCGTAACTAATCATTTCTTCCTTAAAAATCTTGCCGACAGCCATTGGCACATGGTTGTACTCGCTGTGCGCATAGGGTACGGTCAAGTCTTTTTCTTGCTGTCTCCAATACTGTGAGCTGTACATAGCCGGCCAAGCAGACTTATAAGTAACCGGATCATATCCTGGTATCAAGTGCCACGTCCAATCAGGGTTTTGCTCGCGCAGAATGGTCTGTACCATTCGTGGCGCAAAGCGGTTGTTGGCACCAATAAACCGCCTACGTGCGCCTACCATGGTTGGTAACACTTCGGCTTTGATCCAATCAACATACTTATCCTGCATCTTTGAGTTCTGAATGGTTGAGCGGCTTTCAAGGTCATCGATAGCCCAATAGTCAGGCCGTTGCGCAGCCTTGCGAAGTCCACGAATGTTTTGCCGCATACCGAAACCTCTACCGATAAATCCATTCTGTGTAACAAAGTGCCCTTTCTCCCATTGGCCAACACTTTTTTGCACACCAAAATCGTGTATAAGCATTTCGTTACCCTCAAACTCAGCACGTAAATCTTCGAGTAGGTCCGAAGCTCTATCTTGCGTGTTGCTTGCTATACAGAAGTAATATATCTCTTTGTTGATCCACAGCCACAAGGGTATAATAATATCTACCCAAACCGACTTAGCGGCACCACGAAACCATTCGGCATAACCCTTAAACAAAGGATCATTCTTCACCATATAGCCAAATTCTAGCTGAAAAGGTGCACATTCGGCCGAGGCGTAATGTGACATATAAGTTTCAACGAAAAACAGTAAATCACCTTTAGCTTTTTGAATGCGGTTCATCTTATCGGTCAAAGACTCATCCGGGTTTATTTTTGAACCCGTTGACCGTGCCCGCGCCAGCTTGGCTAGATATTCCTCTTTGGCTTTTTTATCTTCCAGTCTCATGGCTATCCTAGTATTCGTGATTGCTCGTTCAACAATTGTTCCTGAAAATCAATGGTCTGATTATAAATGTCAGGATTCCATTTGCGCAGGTAATCGAAAATACTATCCATCACCTCTAAGTAGATAGATAGTGTTATGCGGTTGTTACCTTTGTAACTTTCGTTTAAGGCCTTGTTCCACTTGCTAGTTTCATCGGCTATGTTAACCGATTGTTTTCGCAGGTCAAGTATCTGGTTGCGCATAGCTATTACATCGTCCTCTTTACCCTTGCCGTTTAGGTTTGCAATCTTCGTTTCAATCTCTTCTACTTGCCGCATGATAGCAAGCCTACGTTCAGCTAACTCAGATATAATGGCACGAATGTTATCACCTTGTTTGGTGGTTGATTGCATGCGTGCCTCGCGCTCTTTTTTCCATGCCTGCTCATTCTCATTCACCCATATAGACAGGGTTTTTTTGGATATAGCAAGACGGATGCTTATCTCACTAGCCGTTAGGCCGTCGATGACAAACAACTTCTTCGCTTCAACTTTTAACTTCTTATACTTACCGGTATTATCAGCCATAATTATAATCTCTTTGCACAAAGATTACACTTATATATAGGCACATGAAAAAAGCGATTTTTCATTGTCTAAATAGCATCATTAAACTACCGTTAAATGCCGTTTAACGCTCAAATAACGACAATAAAAAACAGGTCAATTTGTGCGGTTATCTTTTTATATGATTTTTGTCGTGGAAGTTTACGAACGAAATGCAATAAAGTATGTAAAGTATGATTAGTTGTGTGCTAAATGCCGGTAAGGCAAGGATTGAAATTGTTGGCAGTATTGCTGGTTGGAAGGAATCTGCGCAGGCTTTTAAAAAGTCTGTGCAGGATCTTATTGCCGACGGCATTACAGATGCTCATGTATATATAAACAGTGGTGGCGGTGAATGTTTTGAGGCTAACGAAATCGTTAACGAAATCAAGAAGTTCAGCGGCAACATCACCGGTGAGGGTGGCGCATTGGTTGGTAGCGCCGCCACTTACATCGCCATCAACTGCGCCTCTTTTGCAATGGCTGAAAACGGTCAGTTTATGGTGCACAAACCATCTTTAGCGGCTTACGGTCGTGAAGATGATATTGAGAGTGCATTGTCGTTGCTAAAGAATATGACTACCACTTATCGTGATGCTTATATTGCTAAAACAGGTCTGTCACCCGAAGATTTCGACAAGAATTGGAATGCCGGCGACTGGTGGATGACAGCTCAACAAGCTAAAGATAACGGCTTTGTTGACAGTATCGTAGGCAAAACAAAAATAACAAAGGCAACTGCTCAGATGCTAACAGCCTGCGGCTATAGCGGACAGCTAGATATTGATGACATTGATAATCAAAACCCCAAGAACATGGATTTTTTAAAACTTATGGCGATGACTCTCAGCATGAATGCAGAGTCAACGGCAGACCAGGTAACCGAAAGGTTAAAGGAACTGCTGGCAAAAGAAAAAATAGCCGACACGTTGCAGGCAGCCGATAAGGCACGCCAAACTAAGGCTGTTAGTGACTTACTAGACGCGGCTATTCTTGATAAGAGAATTACCGCCGATTTGAGAGATGGTTGGAAAATTCAACTCGAAGCCAATTTTGAAACAGCGTCAAAATTGCTCAACGCAATGAAGCCTGTTACCATCCCTAGCTCTGCGCCCATCGCCACCGGCGATTTGAAAGGCGAAAAGTTTGAAGACTTAGCCCCTGAAGTGCTTGCTCAGATGCAAGATAATGAACCTGATAAGTTCAACAAGCTGTTCGATGATTACAAAACACGTAATAACCTCAAGTAATTATGAGTACTACTACTAGCGGTTCTTGGCTGAACCAATACGTTGCCCCTCAGCTTCTTGCTGAGTTCCGCAACTACAAAGATGATTTCATGGGTGTGCTTGGCGCAGCTCCTCAGGCTGCCTTGACGGCCGACGGTATTCGCTTTAACAAGCTGGTCAACAACGTTGACTTTGTTGTGGGTAATACAAGTGGCTTCACAGCTACGGCTATGACCGGCACAAAAACCCTTGTGGAATGGGAAAAATACGATACCACACCTACTAAGGTAGATGA